AACGGACTTTTATTGTCCACACAAAATGCCAATACTGCTTTGCCATACTATGATTTACAACTTACAGGTTTAAAGTATTATGTAAACTTTCCAGTATCTTCACCTATTGGTTCTGTTGAACTGTTTTGGTCTGGTAATAATACAGGTACCGCAGCATCATCTTATGCAAACTCAGCAACCATTTTCCATTTACAAAGTCAAGGCGAGTTTGGTTTAGGTGAGCAGTTACCTTCTATTACCAATAATTCAGGTACTGGCGCAGCAAATACTGTTGGTAACGGAGACTTAGGTATTCAAACTACTGGTGCTACCGCTAACTCATCATACACTTTAATTGTTTCTGTTCGTAAGAATAACGCAATGTACCAACGTGGTCAGTTGAGCGATCCAGCAGCATTCAACTATGGTCAATACTCACTAAAACCATAATTGAAATGTTAACCTTTAAAGAATTCTTAAATGAATCTAATGTACAAAAGGTTGGCAGAAAAAGAGTTATTAGAGTTCGTGTAAGAAAAGGTAAGATACAGAGAAACAAAACCTTTTCTTCTATGCCTGGTTGGACAATTCGTGGTGGTAAGTTAGTACGAATGGACTATAAAGAGCGTAGAGATAGAAAATTAGGTGCTCAAATGGCACAACATAAGAAAGCAGCAAAGTTGCAACAGACAATAAGAAAAGCCAAGATATCAAAAATTAAAAGAGGCGCATTAGGACTATGAAACTTATTAAAGAAATTTACGAAACGGTAAATTATATTACCGAAGGCACAGATGGTAAAAAAGAACTTTTTATCGAAGGTCCTTTTTTAGTTTCTGAAAAGAAAAACAAGAATGGCCGCCTATACGAATACAACACGATGAAGAAAGAAGTTCATCGTTACACCGAAGAATATATTAATAAAAATCGTGCTTTTGGAGAACTAGGTCATCCTGATACTCCAACCATTAACTTAGACCGTGTATCACACATGATTGTTGGTCTCAAAGAAGATGGTCACCAATGGATTGGTAAAGCTAAAATTCTTGACACTCCTATGGGTCAAATTGCTCGCCAATTGATTGAAGGTGGCGCCCAATTAGGTGTATCGTCAAGAGGTATGGGTTCATTGAAAAACGTTAATGGTGTAAACGTTGTTCAGAACGATTTTTATCTAGCCACAGCGGCAGATATAGTAGCAGATCCTTCTGCGCCTGGTGCATTTGTACAAGGTATCATGGAAGGTAAAGAATGGATGTTAGTAAATGGTGTTTGGACAGAACAATATGTTGAAGAAGCTAAGAAACAAATTCGTAAAGCTTCTAGTAAAGATATTGAACTAGTAAGTCTACACATATTTGAAAACTTCATGAAAAAACTTTAAATATAAATATATCCAATAAATCAAGGAGATTTTCAAAATGGGAAAATTTAATCTGACCGAAGCCGCTAAAGATATCCTTTTAGGCGAAGGTTCAAAAGAAACATTTGACGCTAACATTGCTGCTAAGAAGTCACAGCGTGGTAGCGAAGGTACTCAAGGTCAAAAAGGTATGGTCGGCCAAGATAAGTTACCTACATCTACTGTTGCTGGTCAACAAGATGTTGGTGAAATCGGTCAATCACCAGAAGAAATGGATGATAAGTTGCCTGAGTATACAAAAGGCACACCATCCGCAACTCCTCCTGGTGCTACTCCTCCTGTTGGTTCAGAAAAAGATGGCGTTGGCATTTCCAAGCCACAAGGTCAACCACAAGAGACAATGGGTCGCCACGATTTAACACATACTGCTCAAGCACAAGCAACTGATTACGAAGCAATTCGTGACCGTATTGCTGGTAAAATGGCAGCACAAACAATGCAAGCTAATCCAGGTGCAACATTCCAACAATATGAAAGTACAGATATGTCCGCTGATATCGATGCGTTAATGGAAGGTGAATCACTTTCCGAAGATTTCAAAGTTAAAGCAACTACCATTTTTGAAGCTGCTGTATTGTCCCGTGTTGATGCAATTGTTGCTGATGTTGAATCACAATTGACAGAACAGTTTGACATCGCCGTAGACCAAATCAAAGAAGAAATGGCTGCCAAAGTTGATGATTACCTCAACTACATGGTTGAAGAATGGATGAAAGAAAACGAAGTTGCTATTGAGAAAGCTCTCAAAGCAGAAATCGCTGAAGAATTCATGGACGGTTTACGCAATTTGTTTGTTGAACACTATATCGATATCCCTACCGAAAAGGTAGACGTTGTTGAAGAACTCTCTGCTAAAGTAGAAGAACTTGAAGCTTCTTTGAATGAGCAAATCAACAAAGGTGTTGAACTTACAAAAGAATTAAACGAACAGAAAAAAATTGAGGCTATCTACACAGCGTGTGAAGGCCTGACTCAAACCCAAGTAGAAAAATTGAAATCGCTCGCAGAGAACGTAGAATTTACTACTGAAACAGAATTCAATGCAAAATTGAATGTTTTGAAAGAGTCATATTTCAAAGCAGAAGTAAAAATTGCTGAGAGTTCTGACTTAAACGAAGGCGTTGAAGTTGAAGAAGAAAAGAAACAGTCCGTTTCTGCTGACCCTTCAATGGACGTCTACGCTAAAGCAATCTCACAGAGTTTGGTAAAATAATAAATAAAATTTACCATTAAAGATACCTAACAAGGAGAATTAAATGTATTTAACAGAAGAACTACAAAAGAAATGGCATCCAGTTCTGGAGCATCCAGAATTAGACGCTATTAAAGACCCATACAAGAAGGCTGTTACTGCTCTTGTTTTGGAAAATCAACAACAAGCTATGGCTAAAGACCGTTCAGTATTGAACGAAACTGCTGACGCTGGTCCAACCAACGTTGCTGGTGGTGTTCAAAACTTTGACCCAATCTTGATTTCTTTAGTACGCCGTGCTTTGCCAAATCTTATCGCTTATGACGTTGCTGGTGTTCAACCAATGACTGGTCCTACTGGTTTGATTTTTGCAATGCGTGCTCGTTACAACACACAACAAGGTACAGAAGCTTTTTACAACGAAGCCAATACCATGTTCTCTGGTCAAGGTTCCGCAAACGGTGTATTCAATAACTACGGTTTCTTGGGTACAACTGCTACAGATACAGCAAACTCTGCTGTTTCTAACGAAGCTGCTAACTCATTCACAACTGGTATTGGTCTACAAACCGCCGTTGCTGAACAGTTAGGTGCTGACGGTGCTAACAGTTTCCAACAGATGGCCTTCTCTATTGAGAAAGTTACTGTAACTGCTCAGTCCCGTGCCTTGAAAGCTGAATACTCATTAGAACTCGCACAAGACTTGAAAGCAATTCATGGTCTTGATGCTGAAACAGAATTGTCTAACATTCTGTCTACTGAAATTCTTGCTGAAATCAACCGTGAAGTTATCCGTACAATCTATTTGTCCGCTGTTGTTGGCGCACAATACGGTACAGTAACACAAGGTTATTTCGACTTGGATACAGACTCTAACGGTCGTTGGTCTGTTGAGCGTTTCAAAGGTTTGATTTTCCAAATTGAACGTGATGCTAACGTAATTGCTAAGCAAACACGTCGTGGAAAAGGTAACGTATTGATTGTTTCTTCTGACGTAGCTTCTGCAATGGCTATGGCAGGCGTTCTTTCATACACACCTGCTCTTCAAGCTGACTTGCAAGTAGATGACACAGGTAATACATTTGCCGGTATGTTACATGGTCGTATCAAGGTTTACATCGACCCATACTATGGTGGTTATACTTCTAACCAAGAACTCGTAACTATCGGTTACAAAGGTTCTAGCCCATACGATGCTGGCTTGTTCTATTGCCCATACGTTCCATTACAAATGGTTCGTGCAGTTGACCAGTTTACATTCCAACCAAAGATTGGATTCAAGACTCGTTACGGTATGGTAGCAAACCCATTTGCTGCTGGTTTGAATCAGAATAGCGGTATCATTCAACCACGCACCAACGTTTACTATCGTATTTTTGGCGTCAAGAATTTAATGTAAGCATCAAAGAAAATAAGTCAACATAGATTGACATTTTCAGAGAGACTCCTTCGGGAGTCTCTTTTTTTATGGCCTAAATATCCGTATGACAGCACTTACAAGAACTCCTCAAAATACCAATTATCTACAACCGACCAAGTTTATCATGGCGTTTGATAGAATCCCTAATGTCCAGTATTTCTGCCAGTCAGTAAATATACCTGGAATGCAACTAGGCGCAGCCCCATTGAATTTTCCTGGTCTTGATGTGAATGCACCTGGTACCAAGATGATGTATAATCAATTGGCCATGACATTTACTGTGGATGAACCAATGAAGTCGTGGCAAGATTTACACTCTTGGTTTCGTTCCATTGCGTCTCCAGCAGGCACGGATGAACGGAATAGGTTGGCGGCACTACAAAGTAGGAGAACTACCGGTACTAAGTCTTATTCTGATGCCACTTTGACGGTTCTTTCGGCATTAAATAACCCTTTATTCCGTGTCCGTTATTATAATTGTTTTCCCATTTCTCTATCGGACATTCAGTTTGATACCAAAATGTCGGCAGATGATATCATTACTTCCGATGCCATTTTTCTATTTGATTACTTTGACTTTGAAGATGCTTGACAATTAACATTGAGTATGTTAATATATTAAATTGGTGTTAAACTATTGAAAATATTATGGAAAATCTTGAACAAGTATTAAAGTATTGGGAATCAGATGCAGATATGGACCAGACAGAGCCTGGTAAAGAACTGTTAAAGATACCTAAACTACACAACAAATACCTCAGTATTCTTACTAAACACAAAATTGCCTCAAAGAAGGCACATTTTGATTATCTCCGTATGCGTAAAGTCAAATGGGAGTATTATACAGGCAAGATGTCACAAGAAGAATTGGCTGAATACGGTTGGGAACCATTTCAATTTACACTCAAATCCGACATTACTACATACTTAGAGGCCGATAGTGATTTGATTAAACTATTGGAAAAGAAAGTATATCATGAAGAAACCATTTCGGTGATTGAATCTATTATGAATGAATTGAAACAAAGAACATGGCAGTTGCGTGACTTTATCTCATGGGAGAAATTTATTGGCGGGCAGTGATATTGTACTCTCTAAAAAGGATGAAGTCTATGCCAAGGTAACCTGCGAAAAACATATCGCCAAAGAGTTATCGGAGTTTTTCACATTCTTTGTTCCTGGTTACCAGTTTGTACCTGCCTATCGTAATCGTATTTGGGATGGTAAGATACGATTATTCAATCTTCAAAGTTATACCATCTATCTCGGTCTTTTAGATTACATCAAACAGTTTTGTGAAGAACGAAACTATACATTGGAACATGAATTAGACCTTGAAGATGAATTCTCGGTTTATCATGCCAAAAAGTTTGCTGAACAATTAAACATTCATTCAAACGGCAAACCAATCGAAGTAAGAGAACATCAGTTAAATGCTTTTGTTCATGCCATGCAAAAGAAACGAACCTTGTTGGTTTCTCCTACCGCTTCTGGCAAATCTCTCATCATCTATCTTATCTTCCAACAATTACACAAATACCAAAATTTAAAAGGTCTTGTTATTGTTCCAACAACATCTTTGGTTGAACAATTATATTCTGATTTTGGTGATTACAATGATGGTGAAATGACTAATGTTCACCGTATTTACCAAGGTAAAGAAAAAGAATCTGACAAAGACTTAACCATTTCTACGTGGCAATCATTATATAAGATGCCACCAGAATATTTTAAGCAGTTCGATTATATTATTGGTGACGAAGCCCATCTATTCAAAGCACAATCTCTTACAACAATTCTTACCTCTTGTGTTAATGCCAAATATCGTATTGGTCTTACAGGCACACTTGATGGTACCAAAACACACAAACTGGTGTTAGAAGGTCTTTTTGGTCCTGTTCGTAAAGTAATTACCACAAAAGAGTTAATCACTCAACAGAAACTTTCACAATTTGAAATTAAGTGTTTAGTGTTGAAACATTCCGATGAAGAAGCATTACGAATAAAAGATGCAACTTACCAAGAAGAAATTGAATATCTCATTTCACACGAAGCCAGAAATAAATTCATTAAAAATCTTACAGTTAGCTTAGGTAAAAATACTTTGGTTCTTTTCCAAATGGTTGACAAACATGGTAGGATACTGTATGATATGATAAGACAAACAGAGAAGATTGGCAATAGAAAAGTATTTTTTGTTTATGGCGGCACAGAAACTTCTGACCGTGAAGAAATTAGAAAGATTATGGAGACTGAAAACGATGCTATTATTGTGGCTTCTTTTGGGACTTTTAGTACTGGTATTAATATTAGGAATTTGCATAACATTATTTTTGCAATGCCAACTAAATCGAGCATTCGAACTTTGCAAAGCATTGGACGAGGCCTACGACAAAGTGAAGGAAAAGAAATAGCGGTGTTATACGATATTTCGGATGACCTTAGACATAAAAAACATATGAACTATACCCTTAAACATTTTGTGGAAAGAACTAAGATATATAATGAAGAGCAGTTCCCTTTTAAAATATACAAGATTGGATTAAAAAATGCCTGAGTATAAAACACAAATTATTAAATTACAAAATGGAACTGATTTGATTGCCAATGTTACCTTACATGGTAATGAACAATACATTTTAGAAGAACCAATGGAATTTGGATTAGATTTTCGTGGCAGAGAATCTGGCTTAGTTATGAAACATTGGTTACCAGTACAGTTACTTAAAAAGAACTCGATTGAAATCCATTCTAAAGATATTCTTTCTTTTATGGATCCTGAGGAGGAGTTCTGTGAATATTATATTAATACGGTATTGAAGATTAAAGAGTTGTTAAAAGCTAAAGAATTAGTCTCCGAGATGGATGACGATGAATTGCAATCTATGATAAATGAATTTGAGGACTTACAACACTATGGAAATACATTACATTAATACTTTCAACCAAGGACATACTCGACTATACACACTTGTCAAGCGTATGTCAATAACATTATGTGGTAATTATGGCGACTAAGAAAAAAGAATATGTTAATAACGGAGACTTTCTCAAGGCTCTGATTGATTATAAAGAAGGTTGTAAGTTAGCAAAGAAGAACAAAACAGCACCTCCTGCTATTCCCAATTACATTGGCGAATGCTTTATGAAGATTGCTGAAGGTCTTTCACATAAGCCAAACTTCATAAACTATACCTATCGTGATGAAATGATTTCAGATGGCATTGAAAACTGTTTAATGTACTTTGAAAATTTTGATCCAGCAAAGTCTAAGAATCCATTTGCCTATTTTACCCAAATCATTTACTTTGCCTTTTTACGAAGAATCAGTAAAGAAAAGAAACAAACCTATGTCAAGTACAAAGCTACCGAACAGATGGGTATTTTAGATGAGTTTGAAATGATGGAACTTGAAGATGGTACCACAAGACAGTTTGAGTTATATGATAACATCTCCGAGTTTATTGGCAATTATGAAGAAACCAAAAAGGCAAAGAAAGCGGTAAAGAAGCCCAAAGGTATTGAAAAGTTCGTAGAGGAGTGATATAATGTATAAATTAACTTATACCCTTTCTAGTGGTGGTGTTAGATTCAAGGCGTTTGAAACGTTCCATGAAGCAATTGAATTTTCACGCAATTTAAAACCTATTGATTCAGTAATTGAAATTAAACATTATGACAACGTTGACAACAAAAAACAGGACCGAAACTAAAGTAGCAGTTATTACCGACCAACACTTTGGCGCCCGTAATGATTCTATCCAGTTTCTTGATTACTATGAGAAGTTTTATTCAGAAACATTCTTTCCTACTCTCAAGTCTGAGGGTATTACTACTCTGTTTATCCTTGGGGATACTTTTGACCGCCGTAAGTATGTAAACTTTTTTAGTTACAAACGTGCCAGAGAAATGTTCTTTGACAAACTGGCAGATATGGATATTCAAGTATTCATGTTGGCAGGTAATCATGATACCTATTTTAAAAATACCAACGAAGTAAATTCTGTTCGATTGCTGTTACAAGAATACCATAACATTACGGTATTTGATAAACCAACAACACTTACTATTGAAGGTATTGATATTCCTATTTGTATGATGCCTTGGATTTGTGCAGAAAACCATGACGAATCTATGCAGATATTGAAAAACACCAAAGCAAATATTGTTATGGGTCATTTTGAAATACCAGGATTCTTGATGCATCCAGGTATGCCATCACATGAAGGAGTAAATCGTGATGTATTTAAACGATTTGATATGGTTCTTAGTGGCCATTATCACCACCGTTCTTCTGATGGTAACATACATTATCTTGGGAATCCATATCAACTTACATGGCAAGATTACAATGATGTCCGTGGTTTTCATTTACTTGATTTGAAAACCCTCGACATGAAGTTTATTGAAAATCCTAATGTAATGTTCCATCGTATCTCTTATAATGATAAAGAAAATAGTATTACCGAAATTACCAGTCGTGATTTAAGCAAGTATGCCAACACCTATGTTAAGGTTGTGGTAATTCACAAAACTAATCCACATCTGTTTGACCGATTCATGGAGAATCTTTATAAGGTTAATCCAATCGATATTACCATTGCCGAGGACTTTAATGACTTGACAGAAGGTATAGAAGATGATATGATTGATGAAGCAGAAGATACTGTTACAATCATTAATAAGTTTGTGGATAATATCCACGATGAAAACATTGATAATGAAAAATTAAAAACAGTATTAAAAGAATTGTATATTGAGGCACTTAATCAGGAACAAGCATAATGTATAAAACACTTTATAATAATCCAACTGAAAGAGAAAGAATTACTTATTCTTGGACTTATTGGGATAACGCTTTTACAACAGAAGAATTGAAAAAGATGTGTGATTATTTTTCAAATCAAGGTGTAGAAAGAGGAGTTACTGTTAAAGGACAAGAAACTGATGCCAATACCGGAATCACCAAAATTGTCCAATCACCAGATGAAGAAGTTCGAGTGTCGAATGTTAAGTTTTATGACTATGACGTAAAAAATGAAGATACCTCTTGGATATTTAATCGTTTAAATTTTGTAATTGAGTCTTTGAACAATCAATTTTATAATTTTAATTTGAATGGGTATGATTCTTTTCAATATACAGAATATGATGACTATGAACAAGGTCGTTACGACTTTCATATGGATACAATTACAGGCATTAATAAACCCTACAATATGTTTGGCACTCGTAAACTTTCTTTAACATTATTGCTGAATGAGCCAGGTGTTGACTTTGAAGGTGGTGACTTTTATTTCAATGAAGGACAAGAAAAAGAAGCTAAAGCGGTTGAAGGTATGCACGCAGGCAGAATTATTTGTTTTCCTTCTTTTATGATTCATCGTGTTGCACCTGTCACTAAGGGAACTAGAAAATCTGTTGTAGTGTGGGCATTAGGTCCTAAATTTATATAATACATGATTACATTTGAGAAAGTCCGTTGGAAAAACTTCCTTTCAACTGGCGCAGCATTTACCGAAATCAATTTTCAAAAATCGCCAAATACATTAATCATTGGTAACAATGGTGCTGGCAAATCCACTATTCTGGATGCCTTGTGTTTTGGTCTTTTTGGTAAACCATTTCGTAAAATCAATAAACCACAACTATTAAATTCTATCAACAATCAGGCAGCTGTTGTTGAGATTGAGTTTTCTATTGGCAAAAAGAAATATAAAGTCATTCGTGGTATCAAACCAAATACATTTGAAATCTATCAGAATGATGTATTACTAAATCAAGATGCGGCATCCAAAGATTACCAAGAACACCTAGAAAAGTTTATTCTTAGATTAAACTATAAATCATTTACTCAGGTCGTTATTCTTGGTTCGGCATCGTTTGTTCCTTTTATGCAATTGTCTCCGGCAGATAGACGAAACATCATTGAAGATTTACTTGACATTGGTATCTTCTCATCAATGAATGGTATGGTCAAAGAAAAGATGTCTGAAATTAAAGAGTCGACCACAAAGAACAAATATGAAATGCAAATAACAACTGAAAAGATTAACTTTCAGAAACAAAATATTGAAGAACATAAGAACCGTTCTGAAGCCGAAATTGAGAAAAAGAAAAAAGAAGTTAAGGAAAGTATAGACCAAAACTTTACCTTACAAAGAGACATTGATTTAATTCAAAAACATATTGATGTATTACAAAGCAAGATACAAGATAAACTTGCCGTAGAAAAGAAAAGTTCCAAATTATTACAGTTGGAATCTAAATTAGAATTTCGTTTAAAGAAATTAGATAAGGAGTATAAATTCTATGAAGAAAACCACGACTGCCCAACCTGCAAACAAAGTATTGCTGACACCTTCCGACATAGCCAGCTTAGTGGAATCGATAAAACAAAAGGAGAAATTGGAGTTGGAATCCAGGATATTGAAACAAAAATCCAAGAGGCGAACAACCGTATCGAAGAAATCCAAAAAATAGTCAAGCATATTCAAGAACATAATAATGAAATTGTCAAACACAATTCTACCATATCAGCAATCAACACTTACATTTCTAAACTCCAAAAAGAAATTGAAGATTTATCTACGCTTCGAGAGAGCATCGAAAGTGAGAATGATAAACTTAAAGAACTTAAATCAGAACTTAGTGCTTTGGTTAAAAAACAGGAAGAACTAGCCGAACAAAAACAGTATTATGAATTCGCTGGTTCTTTATTAAAAGATACTGGTATTAAAACCAAGATTATCAAACAATACTTGCCTATCATGAATAAATTGATTAACAAGTATTTGACTGCCATGGACTTCTTTGTGAACTTCAATATCAATGAACAGTTTGAAGAAACCATTAAGAGTAGACACCGTGATGAATTTTCTTATGCCAACTTTTCTGAAGGTGAGAAGATGCGTATTGATTTGGCATTATTGTTTACTTGGCGACAGATTGCTAAATTGAAGAACTCAACAAATACCAACTTGTTGATTCTGGATGAAGTATTTGATTCATCTTTAGATGGTGTTGGTACAGAAGAATTTTTGAAGTTGATACACGAAATGGGAACAGATACTAATGTATTTGTTATCTCACATAAAGGCGACCAATTGTTTGACAAGTTCAGGTCGATTATTAAATTTGAAAAGCATAATAATTTTTCAAGGATTGCAAAATGAGTGAAATAATTAGTTTTAACACGGAAGAACTGGCACGAAATCCTAGCGTTGCTACACAAACAGTACCAACATTTAAATTGGTATCAGAAGAACATCCAATTCTTAAAGAAGTGATGCCTGAATTTGATTTCAGCAATCCACCTGTAAATCCAAATGAGTTTGCCTCATCTTTGGTTGAAACCTGTAAGTTACATAAAGGTTATGGTTTATCTGCCAATCAATGCGGATTCAAACATCGTGTTTTTGTAATGGGTTCAGGTGATAGTTATGTGGCACACTTTAATCCTAAACTTGTTAAGGAATATGGCGAAGCACATATGGTAGAAGGTTGCCTTTCTTTCCCTTTTATGGGATTGAGAATTACCAGACCTTCTATGGTTGATGTAGAATACCAAGACTTTAATGGTGAAAAAAGAACGGCAACATATTCTGGCATATCTGCTCGTTGTTTCCTACACGAGCTTGACCACATGAATGGTATCGTGTATACTAGCCGTGCTAAACCTCTGGCATTGGAGCAAGGTAAAAAGAAACGCAGTAAATTGATGAAAAGTTTAAGACTAAGATAATGGCTAAAAAAATTGAGGTTGTAAATACATTATTCGGCGAAGAAGAATCTATTGTCAATACTAAGACAATTGGAACTCCAGAAGAGCAATGGGAAATCTGGCAGAGACAAAATCCAAAAGAATCTTTTGAACATATCGATGAAGAAGTGATGAAAGAAATCCTAATTAAAGATTTAAAATATGCTTCTGATATGGATGTTCGTGAATATACTCTGTATCAAAAATGGTGTGAAATTAAAGAAAGATATCCTGTTCAAGATACTTCTACACTATTTGGAGATTCAGTAGAAATGGTAGATCCAAAACAAAAAGAATTGGTTGAAGAAGTTAAAAAGAATTTCTGGATGCCAAAAGAACCGGATGATTACGAGAAGTTGAAACCAATTATGGTTCTTTCAAACGGACCTGGTGCCGAAAAATGGAATGCCATTCGTACCTTTTCCTCTACAATGAAAAACAATAGTAATATTGGTCGTAATCTATTCTACATTGTTGCCGATGAAGTAACAAGTAAATACCTTGGTGTTATCTGCATCTCCTCAGACTTCCTGGACTTAACTCCGAGAGATAATGCAATTGGTTGGTCGAGAGATGTAAAAACAAAACAAAACATGATTAATCATACTGCAATTGGTTCTACAATTGTTCCATTACAACCACTAGGCTTTAATTATATGGGTGGAAAATTATTGGCATTAATGTGTTTATCTGATACCGTACAGAAAGATTGGAAAGAACAATATGGAGACACTCTTGTTGGCGTTACTACAACGTCACTCTACGGAAAAACAAAATCTGGAGGTCTCTCTCAGTATGATAATCTTGAACATTGGAATGCTATGGGTTTTTCTTCTGGTTCTGTGGCTTTTGAACCAACTCGAGCAACTAAAAAAATGGTATTTGACTGGATAAAAAAGAATCACACACACAAATATTTTCAATGGTGGGAAGCAAAAAATCCACAAGGACTTCCATTAAAACGTGACCATAAGAATAGGTCTTTAAACTTTGCTTATTCACAACTAAAAATACCAAAAGAATTGATTCGTACCGAACACCAACGTGGTATTTACTTTAGTCCACTTTATAATAATACCAATGAATTTCTCCGTAAAGAAATTACAGATAAAGATTTGGTAAAGTCGTTTGATACCAGTGAAGAAGCATTGTCTACCATTTGGAAAACAAAGTATGCCAAAGGTCGTATTCGGCAATTACAGAAAAAAGGCAATGTTTCATATGAAACTCTTTTCTATGATGATTTGATTTACCTATCATGGGAAGAAACCAAAGCAAAATATTTACCACAAGTTGGTCGATAAATGCTTGACAAACACACATACATAATGATATGATGTGAGAACTTGCAACACGCAAGGATTTTTTAACTTTACTATGGAGTATTACTATGAGCAATTTATCTGCTAAAGAAAAGATGTTGAACGCTTTACAACAACCTTCTGGTTACAACACTTTTACTGTCAAACAAGCACAACGCCGTTTCGGCATTACCAATGTTACCGCCCGCATTGACGAACTCCGTCAAGAAGGTCATGTAATCTACACCAACAAGAAAACTGTTGATGGTAAGAAAGTTGCTTTCTATCGTATGGGTAAGCCAACTAAGGGTTTAGTTAAGGCTGCACTCAAAGCTGGTTATTCATTAGCTTAATCTGTGTGTTGGGGGACTTCGGTCCCCCTTTTTTAAATTATCGGAGCACAAATGGAAATTTCAATTAAAAAAGAAGATTTACAAACAAAGAGTCTGTTTGTAGCAACCCCAATGTATGGCGGCCAAAATCACGGTCTCTATATGAAAGCTTGCCTTGACTTACAAGGTATGTGTATGCAGTATGGCGTACAAATCAAATTCTCATTCTTATTCAATGAGTCCCTAATTACACGAGCAAGAAACTATCTTGTTGACGAATTTATCCATCGTTCCGATTGCACTCATATGTTGTTTATCGATTCTGATATTCATTT